CTATCAATTCTCAGATATTGACTCAGGCGAAAAAACTGGTTAATGATGCGAATCCTGATCAACCGGATTTATCGAATAAACTTTTCAAGGATTTAGGAGAACAATTGGAATTCGAGCAATCATTACGTCAATTTAATTCGAATCCTGCTACGACTATTCCGAATGATCAGGGGGCATTTGCCGAATTTTGTTATGGTAGCATGATATCATGTAAAGAGGGTAACAAATTCGCTTGTGCACGTAATTTGAGTCGTCATACCTTGTATTAGATCGATTTTGATTTGATTGATTTGATTGATTTGATTTTGTATTATAAATATTTATTATATTCATAATATATAATAATAAATATATTTAGACAAATGGCAACTTTGAGTCCTTATACATTTAATAATATGGGAAATTTAAGTAATGATGTTACTGACCAATCACAAAAAAACGTTTATAATACACGATTTGCTAACTATACATTATCGAATTTTTATAGTCAAATGACTTCCGATAGTCATGTGAATTTTGCTGTTCAACAACCTACTATGAATTTTAGTGGTGTTGCTCGTGGTGATGGTTTGAGTGCAAATGCGGTCGTTGTTGATTCTGCTCTTTTGATCAATGCCGAACAAGAGAGACCTTTAGAAAAACTTCAGTTATTTGAGAGACCATTCTTGACTGTTCCTTATTTAGGTAGAGGTAGTGCTGATCCTGCGTTAGAAGCACAGCTATTACAAGGTGAGGTAGTAAGTGATAAGAAGAGTGTGTCTACTATTATGGAGAAATCGTTCGCACCTTATAGTTTGTATCCTATGGATAGTAAAATGGAGAACTTTGTCAAGGATCCTAAGAACACAGTACAAGAAGCCGCATTAGATGGATGGACCCGCGGAGGAATGGCAACTAGGGATATGGCCGGCGATGATGGTTTAGTAAAAAATAATAGACCTAGTGGGTTATTTTAGGAGAGTTGATATATATATTATTTTGTTTGTATTATATATATTTGATTTTTGAATAATGAGTGGTTCTTCTGGTTCTTCTGGTTCTTCTGGTTCTTCTGGTGATGCTCAAAATGTTTATAATTTTATAGACGAATGTTTGAAATATATTAAAGAAGGAACAACTTCACCATCAACAATACCTAATGATGATGATATAAAAAAAATTGATGGAAAATTATCTATTCCAAATATTAATGTTACTGATGTTGATAATACAAAAGGAACATTAAAACTCTTATTACCAGTAATTGGTTATGAAAATAAAGATCCTATTTTTTTAAAGAAAGCAGATTCTTCGAAAACAGCTGGATATCCTGCTGAAGGATATTGGGCAATTAATATCGATACAGGTAATGCTTGGACAATAAATGAATACAAACCTGCACCACCTTTATACGGTGGTAAAAAACGCAAAACCAATAGACGTAAACATCGCCGTTCTAATAGAAAAACCCTTGGACGCAAAAAGTAATCGCAAATAATAGGATATAAATATATTTGTATATATATTTATATAAAAATGAGCGAAAATGTACAAAATGTACAAAAAATAGATTTTTTACGACTTTTACCAAATGATTCATATAATTTATATTTTAATAATACTACAAATTTAACAATTAACGGAAAAAAATTTAATAGTTCTGTTTTAACTAAAGAAAACGATTTAACTAAAGAAAACGAAGAAAGCGGACATATTGTTTATTGTGATAATGGAGTAAATGGAGTAATTAATTATATACTTTTTACAACTGGAGTATCTAAGTTTGTTTTTCATTTTGAAACAGGCGTTAGTCTTGATAAATCAAAAGAATATTCTTTTCAATTTTCCACAGATAATGGTAAAACAATTTTAATCATCATTAGTAATCATAATAATGTTATAGTTATAGAAATCAATGAACAATTATTTTTTGAGTATAATGACTATTATTATTATATTGCCGCAGGTAATTGTTTATCAAAAAATGAAAACAAACAATATTATAATAACAGAGGAGAAGGTGCATGTTTATTTGATGCTTTTGCTCAAATTTTTTTCCCTATTGATTATGATAATGTTAATAATAAAATTAATATAAATTTTAATGAATATAATAATGTAAAAAAAACATCACTAGAATTACGTAAAATTGTTGCAGATATTCATACCGGTTTTTTGATAAATTTTGATTCATATAAAAATGACGAAAATGGCCCAAATTCTAAATATTATAAAAATATTTCTGATAATATTAAATATTATTATAGTATTGAAATTGATTCAAAAATAGGTAAAGATGGTGAAACATACATACAAAATATAAATAAAGATTTTACATGGGGAGAAGATTACGAAATAAAAATACTGAGTAAATATTTTGATTTGAATTGCAATATTATTAATTACAATGATAAAAATGAACCAATGATAAATCATCCTTTGAATGAAAATTATAACAAAATGTATCCATTTTTATATAATGATGATAATACATATGCATATCCATATATTTTTTGTAATATTGGTAATAATCATTGGGAATTGAAAAAACATTATTGTGCACTTGATTTTGATAAAGAAAATAAAATAGCCAAAAAAAGATTTAAAGAATTGAAAGACGGTATTTATGAAGATAACAAAAAAAAAACATCTAATGATGAAACCCAAGAAATTGCAAATATTATAAAAGCAATCGATGTTTTTATTAATAGTGGTAGTAGTTCTAGTAAACCGGTTGACTATAGCGACGAAATTGTTGGCGTTGTAGGTGCGATCGATGGATCCAGCAGTAGTAGTAGCAGTACAAGTATAACTAATGACTATAGTGACGAAGTTGTTGGCGTTGTAGGTGCGGTCGATGGATCTAACAGTAGTGGTAGCAGTAGTGGTAGCAGTACTAGTACAACTAATGACTATAGCGACGAAGTTGTTAGCGTTGTAGGAGCACTCGAACAATCTAGCAGTAGTGGTAGCAGTACTGGTACTACTGCTAGTTCTAGTAGTAGTTCTGTTACTTCAACTACATTTATTGTTCCTAAAGAAAAAACCAATCTAAAAGATTTTTTTATGAAAACAAGTTATATCATAAAAAAAGGTGATAAAAAATATTTGTTTGCAGAGATTATCAATACACCACCAGTGCCAACACTCTCAACGATTGTTCCTTCCTATAAAGAAATATACAAAAATCACGAAATTACTATAACAGAATTTTGGCAAAATAAACTAATAGATACTGATCAAATTGGATACATCATAGAAGATGGCGCTGAAAAATATGGTGTAGTACCTGATTTTGATACAAAAAATATTTAGGATGTTCGTTTAGATTTTTATTAATGGATTGAAAAATATTTAGGAAATTTTGATTGAAAATATTTTGTGGGTTTATTATATAGATTAATAAAATAATGAACGAAGAGAAAAATAATATAACGGGCGAAATAAAAATGTATAACTCATCTGATGAAGATACAACCGATTATGGTGAAGCTGTTAGAGCTAAAAAAACAGTTGGTACTTTAACATACATTTCAACCGAAAAACATGGTATAGGAGACTGGATTTGGGTAGAACAAAAAGGTGGAAAGAGACGTCGTTCATTTAAAAAATCCAAAAAGGGTGGAAACAAACAAACAATGACAATGGGTGGAAGAAAATCAAAGAAATCAAAAAAGGGCGGAAAAAAATCCAAAAAGTCAAGAAAACACTAAACCACTAACATACTCATAAATTTATATTTATACATATAAATATAAATACTTCCCTCATATCTATGATATGAACTATACAAACAACACTGAATATCGCGAATGCATTCGTAAATATTTCAACATGAACCTTACCAATTGTTCTCAAAATATTCAACAAGATTGGGATGAAGAAACCATCGACGAAATGTCGTACGATGAATCCGCTATGTCCAAAGGGCTTGACACCATCTATGACAAAACCAAAGCCCACCCACTTTTCAAAACCATCTATCAAAATGCTGCTGCAAAAATGATCTCTATGGACAACGAAATCGGCTTGGCCGTATGTGTCTCCTATGATTATTTCAAATATTTTCATTCATGTATAGTGCTGTTTGAACATCACCCAACTGCATTCACCGAGTCATCTCAAGAATACCAGACAATGCTCCAAACCCTTGGATAAATATTTTACGCAAACTATTTACATGTATAAATATGGTATAAAAAAATATATTTATATATTAAAATGGCTTCTACTAGAAATAAAAACACTCCTGGTGATTATAAACTCGAACAAAACATAAATACACATATTGATGCATACAAGACAATGAGATCATCGACCTATGCTTTTGAAAACTATTTGGCAGGTGATGGTCTTTTGGCCGGTAAAAACCCTCGTGAAACTCTTTGTGCCAATTATTGCGATGTCGAATCCGAACTATTTGGTATTGGCACAACCAATTTAGTAAAACCAAAGGGTCCCGTTGTCCCTGAATTCAATTCTATCAAAAGTTTGAACGTTATTGACCGTCTTCCTGTTATTATTCCTCAACCTCTGGTTGTAGAGAATGGTCAGCGTCCGATGTATCTGAACTAGTTCTGTTTTTCATCGTGTATCTAAGTATCGATCTGTTTGATTTATTTTTGAATGACATATTTTGACGTGATTTGATGGGGCGATTATTTTGAATTTCATCTAATGAAACAATCAATGATTTAGTGGGTTGTTCGATGTCACGTGATGGTGGTTCTGGTTCTTCATTTTGTTGAGATAATATTTTATCGATTTGTGACATAAGAGAACCATCATTATCTTGGTTTTTTTCGGGTAATTCATCGCATTTTTCTACAGTTATTTTTATGTATTCTGACATGGGTTGTAATTTACCATTATTGACAGAAATAGGCATTTTGATATTTGCCATTACTATTTTCGACATTTTATTTATATTGATAAAAAGACTTTATATTTATTTGACTATTACAAAGTATTTATTTGTAATAGACTATTTGTTGTTTTTATACAAACTCTTGTTTTTCTATATCATAGCATATTTCACTATTAGTATTTATTGTACCTAATTTTACAATGTTTGGATTGTCAACAGGACATTTCTTTGGTGCTATTTCAGTTGGTTTACTTTCCGTTGCTTTAGTTTGTGTTGTTTCGGTTTGTGTTGTCGCGGCTTGTGTTGTCGCGGCTTGTTTTGCGGCTTCTGTTGTCGCGGCTCGTGTTGTCGCGGCTTTTATTGCGGCTTTTATTTCATCATCTTTTTGTTTTATTATTTCGTTTAATTTATCTATCGTATTTTCCAGTTCTTTTATTTTTGTTGAATCTTTTTCTTTGGATTTTTCTGCAGTCAATTGTTGTATACGTTGTTTTAATTGATCATTATCGTTTTGTAGTTGATCTATTTCTGCTTGTGTTTGTTTATCTATTGGACCTTTATATGATGGTTGTTTCTTATAAATAATTGCATAAAATTCCAATAATTCTAAAAATGTAGGGGTGCCTAAATTTATGTCTGCGCCTTGGATTAATAAATATTCTATCATTTCTTTATTCATTGCTATTAATGCATGTGATATAAATGTAATACCTTCATATAATGTATTTACGTTTATATTGATGTTTGGTGTATCACCCATATAAATTCCTTTTATTATTTTTATTAGTGCTTGGTATTGTTCTGAGTTTGATTCTTGGTCTTGTTGTCGGTCTTGTTGTCGGTCTTGTTCTTTGTTTTCTATTTCATTTATTTTATTGATAATATCAATAATTTTACCTATTTTTGATTGTAATTGTATGTGGGTTTCTACTGCATTTATTATGCTGAATAATTCTTCGCTTTCGTTTGTTATTGGTTGTTCTTTTTTTATATAGGATTCTATAGCATTGATTATATTGATTATTTCATCGGTATTACCTACTGTAGATCCAGATGATGGTGACATTGATCCAGATGGTGGCAGCGGTGGGTCTATAGCTTTGATTATCCCGGTTATTTCTTCGGGTTCGTCTGGTTTTGGTGGTGTGTCTATAGCTTTGATTATGCCGGTTATTTCGTCGGATTCTTCTGGTTTTGATGGTGTGTCTATAGCTTTGATTATGCCGTTTATTTCATCGTGTTCGTCTGGTGTTGGTGGTGTGTCTATA